CACAACTTCATGAAGAAAGATGTCATTCACCTTATGGATGATGATGGCCATCTGACCAATCGTATCCGTGTATTCATTGACAGCGTGGAGCCGTAATATGTATTATGGATCTACGACAGAAACTCAGAATGCATAAAGGCGACCGTTTGGCCGCCTTTTATATTAATTTCAAGTTTTTAATGTTTCCCGCAGTTGCAGCCTTTCTTCACTGCACCGATTACTTTTCTGACAGGGCCGGCCACCTTGTAGACAGCCTTCAAACCGGCCTTTCTGAACTTCTCTGGAAGGATGAACAGGTAATCGCCAATTTCGGGAAAATCGGTAGCCATCTTGTCAACGGCTGCCGTGCCGGAATAGGAGGCGCCTTTCGCGTCAACATATTTGAAATCACGGGCGCCCTCGTCGGCCTTGTAGTATTCCGCACGGTCTTTCACTTTGGCCTTAATCATGTGCATGAAGTTTGTGCACACTGGGCAGGTAGCGTCGTATATGATTCTCGGAAGAGCCATTAGTCGCCTACTTTAATTTTGTAACCGCCATATTGTGGCGTGGATCCAAATGAACCATCCGGATTGATAACGACTACTTCTGCCGGTTGTGAAATGACGTTGCAGCTTGGATCCTTTCCGGAACAGATATCCTTGTATGGCATGCCAAGAATTTCATCAAGATTGTCCGCGATGCGGTCCAGCATGTTGCACTTGGCGTCGTTTTGTGCGACCTGCATGGGAGTGTCGTCGATTGTGCTGCCATCGAATGGAATTGCCTGGTCATTGAATCCGACAATGTTCTGGACATCGTCAATGGATGCATTGAGCATCGGCTGGATTTCGTTAGCGCGGAAGGTGAATGTGGGCCATTCACCATCACAGGAAGTAAGGAGTTCGTTCGGGTTGGATGTAGGCTTTGCTGCGGTGACTGTCTGGCCATCGGCTTTCTTTACAACAAACAGTGCAGGGGTATTTCCGCAGTGGACAACGTCACCCAGGCGGAAGCCGCCCTGTTGTGGACAACACTGGCCCGCGCATTCAAGTTGGTACATGCGCATGAAATTGCACCCCATTCCACGTTCGAGACATTCATTGAGAGCAATCTTGAGCCCAAGGCTTTCTTCCTGTACAGGAGTATCTTCACTTTCATTGACTTTCATGAACTCCTGAACGCCTTCTTTCAGTTTTTCTACTCCGTCATTCATGTCGGCCATCGCATCCGCACCCGGCTCCTCGAATAGAGGTCCTTTCTTCTTGTCGGCGAAAGTCGGGTTTCCGGAACATTCATCCGGTTCAGGTTTGCTTGCAGTGATCTTGCTGGTAACCTTGGTCACCGTCGGCTTGGCGTCGAACGGGGTAGCGCTGTCGCCGTAATCAACATATATAGCGTCGAGGTCTTCCTCGGCCTCCATCATCGGATGGGAGATGGGAGAGGATTCAATGGTCCTCGTGATGGCAAGCAAATCGTCAAGTTCCTCGAACATCGGTGAAATTCCTTTTCTTACTCGGTTGCAGTTTATAGTTATTTGGATACCAATTTCCAACCTTCATCTGGATTGACATACTCCCCGAGCGCATCTTCTTCGGTCGGGAGTTCGCTCTTTTTGTACATGTGCTGTTCCAGGTTGGCTACAAGGGACAGGCCCTTGCCTTCAAGGGAATCGAGTTCCCATGGGTCGGCAGGAATCTGGGACGGGTCGAAACCTTCATCGACATCGTAGAGGTCGGCGTAGGTATAGCAGTTGTAACCCCGTGCCAAGTAGCTTTCCGGGTCGTCCTCGTCAAGTTCGGGGTCGATGTTCTGGGGGTCGTCTCCCCATGTCATGCCGAGCACCTGCGAACCGTCGGCACTCACATATACCTTGCTGTCGGGTATGGGGGCATCAGCGGTCATGACGGATTCGAGTAATACCTCGTATGCGGCAATGATGGATTCGGTCAGGGCGCGTTCATCCGAACGTTCACCCAGTTTTTTCAATTCTTCCTGAAAGGTCATTGTAGTATTCTCTTCCATTACTTACATGAGCAGTTTATACCCGAGAGGCCATTGGTAGGCCCTGCACTTGCTGTGGATAGCCATAGCCCTGTGGGTAACGGCCCGGGTACTGGTATTGTTGTTGCTGATATGCAGGATGCTGCTGCATGTGGTTGTATCCAGGCGGATACGCCTGATACTGCTGCGGCGCATTTGGCTGATATCCCTGTGGTGGACCATACTGATACTGCGGTGGAACACTGGAATAAACTGTAGCCTGTACCGGTTGCGGGCGTGCCTGGGGTGAATAAACGGCAGCCTGTACCGGTTGTGGCTGTACTCTCGGAAGCATGCGCTGGTTGCCGGATAGTTCCGCGAGGCCGCGCTGTTCCTGTACAATTTGAGGATTGCGGACCTGTTCGGCCACGTTGCGCATGTCGGCGATTTCCGCGGCGGGGGCGAACACCGTCCTGACAACATCGTCCCAGGAGATTTCTTCCATCTTGCCCTGGAAATACGGGGAGTACGCATGGTAAACTGCCCAGAACAAACTGGTCACATGGTCGTCATGGTTACCGCCGGAAGCACCCCAGGTATTCTTGGTGGGCCTGGTGAACGACATGAGTTCGTTAATCGTCTTCTCGTCATGGATGATGAGATAGTTCTTCTGAATGTAAGTTTTTAGCAGCATGACGGCCTGGCTCTTTGTAGTGGTCGTGGAGTACATGCCGCGGAAGTAACTGTCATAGTCAACCATGTTCGGGTACTGCAACGCGGCGGTCATCGTCTGGTATGCAAGGGCACCGGAACCGCCGTTGTACTCGATTGTGAGGGCCGGGAAGTGATACTTGCGGAGCAGGGCGAAGGAAACCGCGCAGAAGTCCTCCACGGTCACGCTGTTCGAGGACAGGGTGAGCACCTGTTCCAGCTTGGTGCTGGACCTGGCATAGAGGATTTGGAGCACATGGTAGTCCTGGCGCATACCGTAGCCGGTATCCAGGGCCGCGATGTACACGGATTCGTCCATTTCCATCTGCTGCGGGTTGAGCGGGCGCCCGTAGATGCGGAGCTGGTAGTCGTCTGGTATTCTCGGGTGGGCCATCGGCTTGTCCGGATGCAGATGCTGCAAGGTACGGTAGTCGATAAGGGTGACGGCAGAACCGATAAATTCGCACATGTATTCCTGGCGGAACCTCTCCTCGCCGCAACGGAGCTTTTCGTCGAGGCCCCACTGTTCGTCACGTCCCGGAACTTCTTTCCAGAGCACCGTGGACCTGACATATTTGGCTTGCAGGTCATGGGCGGTGGCGGTGGACTCGTCAACGGCATCCTCCCACATTCGATAGAAGTGGTTCATGCCGCAGGGAGTGGACGTGATGATGACTCGCGTCTTCTTACCTGACGAGATCGTCGGGAACACGGAGGCCATGAACTCGTCGGCCATGCCGGGGCGGAGGAACGCGAATTCGTCCAGATACAATAAGTTTGGGGAGAAACCACGAATACCGTCCGAGGATGATGCCGCTATGATGATACGGCAGCCGTTGGCGAACTGGATGGACATCTTGTTCCATAGTTTTACACCAGGTTGTAGCCAGAAGGGGAGGTTCAGATAGGATTCGCGCAGGAGCTGCAACTGTTCCTTGGCAAGCATGAGCTTGTTGGCCAGCATCGCTATGAGCTGGTCCTCGTGGAACATTGCGTACCAAAGGATAAAGGCCCTGACTATCGTGGATTTACCCACCTGTCGGGACCATCGGTTGATATTGAACCTGTATTTGAGAAAGCGCCTGATTGCCTCGTCCTGGAACGGGTAAGTCTTCATCAGCTGGGTGCCTTCGTCCTTCGTGTTGATATAGACGTAGTGCCGGATGAAGTAAATAGGGTCCTTGGTGCAGCGCTCGATTTCTTGCAGCTGCCACATTTCGAGTTTCACCGACTCGTTCGCAGACCTTAAATTATGTATCCCGTTGAATGGCATGGTACTGAATAGTTTATAATGTGCGGTGGAAATAAGTCATTCGGATAAGAAATTCTTCTGTAAATTATTGCAACTTGGGTAGTTAAAAAGTTTTTTAATTCAGAACCTTGATTTATGCGATAAGTCTGAATTTTTTTGCTATATTTCTGGCATGATGTTTCTAGTAATTACGGCGTTTTATGACAAGGGTGACCGTTATCGTCGAAGGAACCTTACGGCGACTCTTGCAAACAATCTGAAAGTGTTTCCGGAGGCAATGTTCTGCGTTGCTGAACAGAATCCCACGGGGTGGTTTGAAACGCTTAATATGAATTCGGAAAGGGTCAAGCATGTTGGGGTGAATATTGAAGGTGGTTTCTGTAAGACCGCGTTGTTGAATGCGGCAATCGAATCCGTCCCGGATGCGGATGTAATAACGATGGTGGATGGCGATGTATTTCTTGATGTGAAGATTGTTGATTATATCCGGAAACATTGGAACGATGGATCGCTAGTGTTTCCGTTTTCGGAAGCAGTGTACCTGAAAGAAACCGATACTCGACTTCTGGTTGGAGGCAAGGCACTTCTTCCCGGCCAAAAGGATCATGGAGTGAATATTGAACGTCAGACTGGACTATGCAATGTATTCACTCGGCACACATGGCATCGTATAGGAAAATATGATGAGGAATTTGTGAACTGGGGTGCCGAAGATGATGCCTTCCTTACAAAGTGCCGTCGTATTGTTTCTCCGATTCATCGTAACACTGAGCCGGGTTATATTGCATATCATCTGTTCCATCCGATAATAAACACTGAAAAATATCTAAAGAATAGTCCATTGTATCTTGCTAACCGAGTAAGGCAGGCTTGCATTCGCCGAATGAGTGATGACGACTTGGCACAGTATGTCTTGGGCAAGGTGACTTTATGCGAGCTTGTAAATAAGTATAGCAAGATGGGACGATTGGAAGTTAGCCTTGATTGGCAATGTACGCCACGTGGGTTCCTTCACATGGATACTACCATATATGATGTTGATCGCACCGGAGAAATGAGTTTTACGAAGGTCATGAAGGCAATCGAGGCAGAAGACAGCATGAATTACTGTGTCTCTTTCATTGATGATATATTGTTGAGGCTTGCTGACCTATCTCCAGCTCAGTTAGAAGAAATTATGGTTTTACGGAAGTATTACGAGGAGATGACTAATGCAGTTCAGTCGTGATTTGTTGGTGCCGGATTGGCACAGTAAGTTTAATGTACTGGCCCGGTTGTGTGCCATGTATGACCATAAATCTTGTTGGACAAATCCCGAATGTAGGGACCCAGTCGTAGTGCAGTGCGGCGATGGAAGAATCCTGGGGCCCAATGGCATTGAACGAAAACCTCACTTGCTTGTCCTCCACGACTGGGATGCAAAGTATTCCCCGATGGTGGAAAAAGCCATCAAAGTGATTACGTTTGGAAAGATTGAAGGTGCACCCGACAATGCTATCGTTCTTGACAGTTTCCCACTTCCCGAATTTCCTGAGCATCCTATGCACAGGGATAACCATATCCTGATTGCCGGACAATGTGCCGGTGGTGAAACGCTGGATTTTGTTGAGAATATTCTTGAAGGGATTGATCCGACACTGTCAGTGACGGTTGCTCTGTATGATTGTGGCTCATATAAGATTGAACGGATGATATCTGGACTAGTTTACGGGGAGACATTGTCGTCATTCGAGAAGGTATCATGGAAGAAGCGCCAATCATACCCAATGATTACATCGCTGTATCTTACCGCAGGACAGGTCATACACTGCGGGTCTGGAAGGCGTGGTTTTTTACATGCTTTGTCGGTAAAGGCCGCGTCCCGGGGTTCCGGGCTGATAACGAGGACGGGCAACAATGACTTCGAACCGACTACCATATGGCATTTTTTGGATGTTATTGAGAAAAATGACCTGTAAAGAATATTTTACAATATTCACCAACCCCCATGGAACTGCCATATATAGTGGGAAAATGCCCATAAATGCACAATATACTGTATATTTGAGTACCATATGTCGGTTTCGTGAGGTATATAAACACTACTTGCCTTATTTCAAAGCGACCGATAGACGGTCGTCATTGTAAGGTAAAAATGAGGAAAATGTATGAGTAATGTAAGCGAAGTCGCTGAACCAGTTGCCACACCGAAACTTGCGAAAGTCAACAAACGTGATGGAAGAGCACAGACTTTTAATCCAAGCAAAATCGAACACGCGATGAAGACCGTGTTCTACGTGACCAAGACCTCGGTCACCGATGAAGAACTCGACGAGGCGACCAACAAGGTCATTGAAGAAGTCCAGGGATATAACACCATTTCAGTTTCTGCCGACAAGGTGGCCAATGCGGTGAAGAATGTTCTCCGCGAAAAGTGGCCCAAGGCATACGATGCCTATGTGATTTACCGCGCCAACCGTGACAAGGTTCTCGCAACCAAGAATGCCATCATCAAGAATACGCCGCTCCTGACCACGGTACGTGAAATTACCGATGACAAGTTCACTTCGCTGAACACCTCGAATATTCTCCGGGATAACGCCAATGAAGCGGGTGCAACGCCGGCCGGCGCATACGGCAAGATTGCGTCTGAGACCAACAAGACATACAACCTGTTGAACAACATCAATGAGAAGTATGCCCAGATGCACAAGGAAGGCTACCTGCACATCCACGACCTCAACATGTACAACCTGACATTCAACTGCCTCTTTGCCCCGGTGGGAAAGCTCTTGAAGTCCGGGTTCGATTCCGGCACGGGTTTCATTCGCCGTGCCCATTCTGTCCAGAGTGCTGCCGCGCTGGCTGCCGTGATTTTCCAGCTTCAGTCCAACCAGCAGTACGGTGGTATTGCCTGTGACAACTTTGACTTTGACCTGGCCCCGACCGTTGACGAAAGTTTCCGCACACACTTGGGCGTCAGGCTTAATGATTATTATGAAGATACCGGTGATGAAAAGTTCAAGGACTTTGCCGGCGATCCGGAAAAGGATGAGGACAAGGACCGTTGGTGCAAGCTCCTCGCCGATGTTACGATGAACAAGCCTCCCCATCATTACTATGACCGTTTCCCCAAGAAGTGCATTGAGAAGGCTATCAAGTACACGAACATTGAAACACACCAGGCCATGGAAGCTCTCGTTCACAACCTGAACTCCTTGCAGAGCCGTTCCGGCAACCAGGTTCCGTTCTCCTCCATCAACTTCGGTCTCGATACGTCGAACTGCGGACGCATGGTCAGCTACAACCTGATGCGTGCCCAGTACGAAGGCATGGGTGACGGCCTTACCCCGATTTTTCCGATTTTGATTTTCAAGCTCATGAAGGGCTATACTAAGTACGAGGGAGACCCGAACTACGACCTGTACAACCAGGCAATCGAATGTCTCGCTCGCCGCTTCTACCCGAACTTTGTCCGTGTTGACTCCTCCTTCAACCTCCCGTATGTCAAGTATGAATACAAGGAAGTCGAGGATGCGAACCCGACGTTCAAGTACCGTGGTAGGAACGAAGATTTTGAATTCGGCTACGGTGATTACAAGGCCGGCGAAGTCACTGCGTTTGAATACGATGTGGACAATGGTGACTACTGGGAAGTTGTGTCCAAGACTGGTGACACGATCAAACTTCGCAAGATTATCCCGAATACGACAATCGCTACGATGGGTTGCCGTACCAGGGTCATCGGCAACATCAATGGACCGGAACAGACTACAGCCCGCGGAAACTTCGCGTTCCATACGCTCAACTTGCCCCGCATCGCTATCGAGGCCCACATCAAGAGCAAGAACGAGGAAACCCGTAAGCAGATCTTCTTCGAAAAGCTCGATGAGTTGCTTGAATGCGCCAAGAACAGCTTGCTTGACCGTTTCAACTTTATCTGCAATACCAAGACCTACGAGAACTTCCCGTTCACGATGCAGGAAGGGTTATATCTGACATCCGATGATAAGAAGCACGCCCTCACCGATTCCATTGCGGAAGTGATGAAGCAGTCCACCCTGTCTATCGGTTATATCGGCATCGCCGAAGTCATCACCCTCCTTACCGGCAAGACTTTCGGTATTGACCATGACATCGATGACTTTGCGCTTTCCATCGTGAAACGCATCCGCGAGTTCTGCGACAAGACTCAGAAGGAAACCCATCTCAACTGGAGCTGCTTTGCCACTCCGGCAGAAGCCGTTGCTGGCCGATTCGCCTCCATCGACAAGAACAAGTTCTGCAAGGAAATCATCGAGGAACCGGATACCACACAGGATGGGTGGGGTGACGACTTTATTACTGGTCACGAATTTAATCCGAATGTGGAGAACGATGATGATTTTATCACTGGCCATGAACATCCGTCCGCACGTAAGAAGAAGGTTCGTTTGGTCGGTGTCAAGGGTCTCGAAGATGTTGACATCATGGAAATATTTGGCAAGGGATATTACACCAACAGCCACATGATGGATTTTGCGCTCGATACTACATTGGAAAATAAAATCGCAACCGAAGCGCCATTCCATAAAATTACTAATGCAGGACACATCTTCTACTACAAAGTTAATGGCGATCCATCAAAGAACACCGCGGCAGTTAAAGCCTGTATCGATGCAATGTATGAAGGAGACCTCGGGTACTTCACTATAACATTTAACCAAGACACGTGTCTGAAATGCGGGTTCCACGGAATTATCGATAACGCGTGTCCAAAGTGTGGATGTAATAATGAAGATTATTTTTCTAGGTTAAGGCGCGTTACCGGATACCTGACTGGAGCACCCAAACGGTCATACCTTAAGACACTTTGCGATGGAAAACTGGCCGAAATGAAACGTAGGAAGAACATCTGATGAATTACAGCAAGATTGATCCGATGTCAATAGTCGATGGGGAAGGCCTTCGGGTCTCCCTCTTCGTCTCTGGCTGTCGCAACCACTGCAAGGGGTGCTTCAATCCGGACACATGGGACTTTAATTATGGGCAGCCTTTTACGCAAATTGAGATGGATGAGTTTATTTATGCATGCAACAGGAAATATATTGCGGGCGGGAGTTTATTGGGTGGTGATCCGATGGAGCCCGAAAATCAAATAGTTATTGTCGATTTAGTTCGTAGGTTTAGAAAAGAGTGTGTAAATAAGACCCTGTGGTTATACACTGGTTACATATTAGAAAGGGATTTGGTATGTGGTGGGCGAATATATATACCGGGCGTGACTGACTATATTTTACGAAACATAGATATTCTTGTTGATGGCCCGTTTGTGATGGCGAAACGCGATTTAACTCTACGATTCCGGGGAAGCTCAAATCAGCGTCTGATAGCAAAAGATTTCATCTGTAGCATACTTGAACAAGCGGAGAAGTGATGTATGTCTCGAAGTCGAAATATAATTTATATGAATGATGTTGTCATTCCCTTATCCAGTGAAGAAGAATTTCAACAATTGCGAAAACAACATAAGGAATATTCATATAATCGGATTCGTGCGTCGTTCACTTGTTCTAATTGTGGCGAGATCGCAATAAAAACATTTAGATGCATTACCACGCCGTTTCTTTGTAGTGTTTGTGCTAAATCAATTGCACATCGAACCGAAGAATATTTTAATCGTTACAGGACTTCAATGAAACAAAAGTATGGTGTAGAAAGTCCGCTTGAGTCAAAGGAGATTAAGCAAAAGTGCAAAAATACCGTTCAACGACGGTATGGCGTAGATAATCCATTTCAATCAGAAATGTGTAAAGCGAAGAGTCGAATGACTAATTTGTCTAAGATTGGTGTGGAATATCCTGGACAATCGATTATATGCCGCAATAAGGGTATTGATACATATTTTCATCGAACTGGGTATAGACATAATATGTTGAACCCTGACTCGAAGAATAAGGTGTTTGAGACTACTATTGAGCATTTTGGTGCAATAGGATTCGCATCAAAGAAGATTAAGAAAAAACAGGTTGATACGCTTAAAGCTAGATACGGCGTTGAAACTTATTCACAAACTTCTGAATTTGCTAAAAAATATATTGAAACTGTAACGAAGCGATTTGGCTGTAGTCATCCATGTAAAACGCTGGAAGTTCAACAAAAAATAAAACAAACAAACCTCAGTAAATATGGGTTTGAAAATTGTATGCAAAATTTATTTGTTCGCCATCGGAGTATATCGAATAAGCATCGTGGTAAATACAAATATGAAGGGGAAATCTTTGATTCCACATGGGAAATTGCATATTATATTTGGTTATCTGATAATAAAATAGAGTTTAAATACCATCCTGATGTTGATATTACATATGAATATAATGGCCATATGTGTATATATAAGCCAGATTTTATTGTTAATGGTGAATTACATGAAATTAAAGGCAATCATTTTTTCAGCAATAAACAAATAACCGGTGAATTAGTATGCCCTTATAACGCAATGATGAATGGCAAAATGAGTGCTAAATACAAGTGCATGAAGAAACATAACGTTAAAATATTATTACATGACGATGTCAAACCGTATATCACATATGTTAAGAATACTTATGGCAAAACATATTTATCACAGTTTAAGTGTAAATAAACGTATGATAAAAGATAATTATGGACAATGTGTTTGCATTTTTAGCGAAGTTTCTGGATAATGTCCATGATTTTTTGATGAACATCGGGTGGACATGGGAGCTCTTCAAGTTCTTTCAGCGCATCGTTCAATGCGAATGCGCTGCTTTTGTTGTAGGAGCGTTCCACGAACAGCTTGTGCTTATTCATGATTGAGTCAAAAAGGTCATTTGGACTCGTGATGGATATTGGTGTTGGTGCTTCATCACCAAAGGACATTTTCAGGCTGACTGGGCGAGCGCCCATCGGGTTTTCCGATACAACCAAATCAATCTTTCCATATAGCTCACCTGCAGCATATTCGCCCGAGACATTAAAATAGTCCGTATCGGCTCTTCTGGGGCCCGGTACTGGGGGGTTGAGACTGATATTAGGGGTTGCCTCGACGATGAAGGCGAGTGCTTCTGTTAAATTTCCACTGATTCCGGCGATAAGTTGTTCTTTGGTCATGATTTATGTCCTTTTTTATGAAAAAATTAGTATTTTTATTCAGGAAGATAGTAGTTTACCATTAGTAAATATGTCGCAATATCCAGTAATTTTAAACCGGAGATGAATGTAGATGCGTTCTCGTGATGAAATCAAGGAATTTTTGAGAGAAATGCCCCAGAAAATTGATCTTATCGATAGGGCAATAATATTTGCGAAATTTGCACATGATGGCCAGAAGGATAAAAGTGGCGTTCCGTACATTGGGCACCCCGAACGTGTTGCGTCAAGTGTGGCGGATGCGTACGAGGACGACAAACTTACCGCGATTGCCTACCTTCATGATACAGTCGAGGACGGTGGGTTCACCGTTTCTGACCTTAAAATGTTCTTTCCGGACGTAGTATGGAAGGTTGTTGCTGTATTGACCCGTGGAAAGACGACGCCTAGGGAAAAATATATCGAAGCGGTATCCAAGAACTATCTGGCGGCAAGGGTGAAGGTGTACGACCTTGAAGACAACATTGATCTTGGACGCATACCGAATCCAACCCAGAAGGATTATGACCGTAGGGACCGGTATCTATCCGAATATCGTAAGTTGCGGGATGCAATTATTGACTGGGAAAAACGTCTTCCAGCAAATGAACTCGAAACAGATTTCTACGCAGAATATTACTGCTGACCGGCCTTGTCTGGGGATTAAAGCTCAGTGGTAGAGCTGGGAGGCTTTCGGATTTTGGACGTGCGCACGGTACAAATGAAATAACCCGGAGTAATTCCGCCCGGACGCCGGTTCGAACCCGGTATCCCCAATTTGCCTAATAAAAAATGCTGCCTACACGGCAGCATTTTCTGTTTCTTGTGGCTGTTCGCCTTCGTTCGACTGAGGGGAAGGCTTCTTGGTATCGGTTGCCGCCATGATGATGGTCTTGACGACCCTGATTGCCTCGTCCTTCTGCATTGCGGCATAGCCCTTCTTGGCCATGTACTTGGAAATCGCCTCGGCGACCGGCTTGATCATGTCGTTGGCGGTCGGGGCCTGGTCCTTGGCGTTCTGCCTCATCTGTTGAGCTACCACGCGAATCTTTTCCGGGTATTTGAGGTCGATCAGTTCTTTGATGAGGGCATCTGCGCTGATGGATGCGGGCTGGGACTGCGCATTCACGTTCTGGGGTTCTGGCGCCGGGGCGGATTGTTCCGGGGCCGGCTGTTCGGGTGCCGGTTGTTCAGTCTGTTTTGCAGGTTCCTGTGTTGCATTTGGGTCTTCGTTTTCTTCACTCATGCCTAGGTCATCACCGAGTTCGTTACCGAGTTCGCTGAGTTCGGCCAGTTCGTCTTCCTCACTTTCGAAGATTGCATGGTATGCCGCATTTGCAGATTCGAATACGGCACGGGCCGTTCCCGTGGAGACTGCGGCAAGATTATTGAGACGAACTGACATATTCATTATAATACCTCGACGATAGTTTATAGATTTGGTTGGCAATTCGGGTATTTTTGCTATATTTTGTGTATGGATTTTAGCAAATTGTTCGAAGAATTGAACCGGGAATTGAGGGACCGCGAGGAATCGGGTGTCGAGGACAAGGAAGTGTCCAAGAGTGGTTTGCTTGCTGGCGAGGCCGAACAAAAGGTGGCTGAACCCAAGGAGGAGGATGCGGAAGAACCTCTTAAACTTCCGGATGCACCGAAGCCATTCGACCCGTTTAATGATGACCCGGTTGGGCCCGAGGACGAGGAAACGAAGGAACCTGAGAAGGAGCCTGAAAAGGAACCCGCAGTCAAGCAGAAATTGCTGACTAAGGACGACCTTACCGATGACCAGAAGTCTGCCCTTGAATATATCAACGCCTTCATGGAAAGCGAATGTCGCCAGATGGTGCTTTGTGGTCCTGCTGGTACCGGTAAGACCTCCCTTGTGAACGTCTTGCTCGATGAACTGGATAAGAAGAATGTAAAGTATGTCTGTACTGCCCCGACAAACAAGGCTGTCGAAGTCATTGCCAAGCGCACTAACCGTCAGTTCGATCGTACAATTTTCTCCCTATGTGGACTGAAACTCGTTGACTTGGATGACAAGGAGCCGTACTTGGAACGCGATGGCGAATCCAAGCTGGGTGATTATGATATTGTCGTGATTGATGAAGCCTCCATGACAGGGACCGAGTTGTTGAGGAACATCGAGGGCGACTTGGTTGAATTCAGTTACATCAAGGTTCTCTATGTCGGAGACCCGTGTCAGATTCCTGCAGTCGAGGACAGTAACCGTGGCCTCCTGCAGTCCCCCGTGTTCAACTTGCAATACGGCTTCATGCTCAACAAGGTCATGCGTACCGCGTTGGATAACCCGATTATGCGCACGGTCACCATGATGCGACAGCATATCACCGAACCCGGTGACTATTTCGACCATGTCACCGAAGTGGGTGAGTCTGGCGGTATCTATTTCTACACGGAACGTAGTGAGTTCATGGCTAAGGTGTACGAATACTTCACATCAGATGCTTACAAGGAAGATACCGACTACGCCCTTGCAATCGCATACCGCAATATCTCGGTGGATGCACTGAATAAGGTCATCCGTCGTCGCAGATATCCGGGTGTCGAGGCCGAGTACGTGGAAGGCGAGGAACTCCGCATAGCCAGGGGCTACCGCAGGATGCTCAAATCCAACAAGCGCGGAAAGGTTCGCTATGAGGAAGAATCCGTGTACAACATGGAAGAGCGCGTAAAGGTTCTCAATGTCATCGACATGCCCGATGGTGATCCGGAATACCATATCGGCTGCTACAAGCTGACAGTTGTCAACTTCCGCGCATTGCCGGGACACCGTAAACAATGCACTGCCTATGTGGTCAAGCCATCAGAGAAAGAGAAGCTGGACCTCTTGAAGGCCGACCTTGCCAAGGAATGCCGCGAGAGAGCCAAGGAACTGGGCCAGATGGGTCGCCACAAGTACACCAAGAAGGAAGCCTGGGAGCCCTACAACAAGCTCAAGAACCATTTCATGTATGTTGGGTATATCTATGCCATGACCGTCTACAAGGCCCAGGGTACTACCGTCCAGAACGCCTTCGTTGTCGAGCGCGACATGAATGTCTGTACCGATGTAATCTTGCGCAACAAGTTGAAGTACACCGCGTTTACCCGTGCCGCCAAGGAGCTGCACGTTCTCGACTAGTTGCCAACTTGTTATGATTTTGCTACATTCCGGAAAAAGAGGTAAAATATGATTACTCATGCGAAATGCGATAGAGTTGCGGATGTCGATAAATTCCTCAACAAGGCCGGCTTGAAGCCGAACGAAGTGCAGATTACTCATGTCACGACGGGATACCAGTCATACTATATGGTATTCTATGACGATCCTGAACTTACCCCGAAAAAGAAGACGAAAGTCAAGGCTCCGGAGGTAACTTCTGAACCGGAAGTAAACACGGAAAGTGTATAATTTTGGTAACATGTTGGCAAATTGTTGAAAACATGCTACATTTATCTTAACAAACCTAAAAGGAATAAAAACATCATGACATTCAAATCCAAAATCAAAATCATCACCCCCGGTTTCGCAAAGGAACTTCTCGAAAGAACCCAGGCTGCCGGTGTCCTCAACCGCAAGGCCAGTCCCAGGACGGTCGAAATCTACGCAAACGAAATGCGTTCCAACCGTTGGAAGCTGAACAGCGAATCCATCAAGCTGGATGAAAACGGTTACATCCTTGACGGTCAGCACCGTCTCATGGCATGCGTGCAGTCCGGTTGCGCCTTCCAGACAGTCGTGAACAGCGGCGTTGCCCGTGAAACTTTTGATACTATTGACTGTGGCCGTGTCCGCACCGGTACCCAGGTCTTGCAGATGTCCGGCGTCCAGTATCACACGGTCATCACCGGTATCATCAACGGCATGAACGAATTCCGCAGCTATGGCCACATTGCCATCAAGGAACGTCGCATGACCCCGTCTGCGGTTCTCGAAGAATACAATTCCCGCCCGGCTGACTATGACGAAGCTGCCCGCGTCGCCATGAAGTGCATTGCGGAATCTCACGCAATGACCCCGAAGATGGTCGGTACCCTCTATTTCGCCCTTGTTCATGATGTTGGTGTGGGCAAGGCCCGTGCAGAACAGTTCTTCGAACAGATCAACTCCTTCGATACTGCCGAAAATGCGGTCATTGAAAAGATGCGCCGTTGGAACCTTGCAAACAAGGACAAGCGCATTTCCGAAAAGCTCCGTGTCGCCTACGTGATCCGTTCCTGGAACGCCTTCGTTGCCGGTGGAAAGGCTCCGCGTTTCAGCGAACACGATGCCGACATTATGCCCGTTTTCAAGAAGAATGGCTAATGGTAAGGTAAAAATTTGTTGCCATAGAAACTGCCGGGACTTCGGTCCCGGTAGTTTTTGTTGCCACCTGTAATACAAAATGCTACATTTCCGACATGGAATATCAGAAACTCTTAACATTCGCCCGTCCGTCGGACAAGGAAATTGCCCAACGGTGGGAAAAGATTTTATTTAATTCCTGCTACGACAGGATTTCGACAAAAACGGATTTCAAACTCTATGAGGTAAACAAATAAAATGGGATTCAGAAATAACTTCTATATCGCTGCGACAACGGTCATGTTAATTGGCGAGGATGGCAAGCCTATGGGGCTCATGAGCCCCGCTAAGGCCAAGGCAATCGCTAATGACCGCGACCTGCCCCTGGTATGTGTCAATCCGACGGCGAACCCGCCGGTGTACCGTCTCGGCAACCCGCCGAAGGATGACATCACCACGGCTACCGTGCGACTGATGGGCGAAAACGGTGAACAGCTTGGAGTCATGCCCGGTGACGATGCACGTAAGATTGCTAGTGACCGTGGGCTTGACATTATCGTGGTGGCGCCAAACCAGGATCCGCAGGTGGCCCGTCTCGGCAACCTAGGTAAATACGAGTATGAACAGAAGAAAAAGAAGCGTGAAATGGAAAAGAAGAACCGCGCTGCAGCTAAAGCAACCGAGGTTAAGGATTTGCGATTCCCGTGCAACGGTGGAGATGCTGACCGCGAACGAATTCTGAACCAGGGTGATGAGTTCATGGAACAGGGTCATCCGGTGAACTTCTGTATTCGGTTCCCGGGTCGTAAGGTATCCCATTGTGATGATGTCATTGAGCGTACCAAGGAAGAAATGGGTAACGTCTTGAAGCATGGGGCAATTTCAAAGATTAGCCGTGCCGGAAATAATTTCACAATATTCTGCATGCCCAAAAGATGATAATCGAAGCAACTAACAGATTCGTTTTTACCGAAGTTGCCCGCATGCTGAAGGAGCAGTGCGGCGGTAAGCCCGAATATGCCGACACAGTGTTCATACTTGGACACGTGGACAGCAGATGTACTCTGGAAGGGATGCGTAAGAAGTATCCGACAAAGAAGCTAGTGGTGTACCAACTGGAACAGATGTACAATGGGTGCAAATATGCCAACCGGCATGTATTCGATTGGTTGAAGGGTGCCGACGAAATCTGGGACTATGACTTGGATAATATAGAATGGCTGGCCAAGGAAGGTATACAGGCGTCATTTCACCCAATGAGGTATGCGAGTACGTTGCGCGATGTTCCTAACGTGGAAAAGGATGTTGATGTGCTGTTCTATGGGTACCTCACCGACAGACGTTCCAAGCTGCTTACTCAGCTTGCCAATGCCGGCTGCAACAAGTGGGCAACGACAATCACCATGGGTATTTCCGGTGAGATCCTGGCCAAATGGATCGGGCGCTCCAAGATTATCCTGAACATCCATGCATACGATAACAACAACCGTCAGGAACAGGTGCGCATGTTCTACCCGGTAATCAACGGGGCATGTGTCGTTTCCGAGCAGAGTGCCCGGAACTACCTTGACGGCTGTATTACCGAATGTCCGTTGAAGTACCTTCCGGAAACCATAGACAACATCCTCAAGAACGACATGTGGAAGAAGCTCGGAGACAATGCTGTCTATAATTTCATGAGGCGATAATGGAAACGAGAGAACTCTGGGATCATAGTGCGAAGCTCATTTCGTTCGTGAGCGATGGTGATGATGTCCGTACGGACATCAATATGCCTTCACTCACAAAAGAGTGGGGCTGGCGAAAGACAGCAGGTTGTTACCATATAGCAACATACACTTCGGGTGAACGCCTCTTGGCTTCAATCGGTGTCAAAATTGATGAAGAAAACATTTGCATTGAGCGAAGCACTTCGCCTGTAGCTTACAAGTATGGCGCGGTTGAATACATCTATACAGTGTATTTAAGGACTAACTACCGAAAATACAAGATTGCCGAATATGTCAAGGTGGCTGAACGCCCCTTGTATTATCTGACAAAGCTCTGGCGTCTATCTATCGGCAATATTCCGTATTGGGCTCCACATATATCGGGTACTCGGGTTCGTATTTTGTCCACCCAACTTATGGACCTTCGAGACCGGGGATACCGACATTTGTTCTGTTCGGCCAAGGATTGTGAACCGCATGATGTTGTGCGTAAATCCAGGATGCCTATTCGGTATAATGAAGGAGTTGAACGATTCAAGCGATTCCTTAAATATACCCGTATTGCGGTAGTTGTGATGATGTACCGTGAGGAAGCACTTGACAAGTGTAAACGGGAAGAAATTCCCCAGGTTGATATAGAACTGTACAAGTTCTGGCGCAAGTGCCGGAAGTTTGTAAATGGAACTTTACAGAGTTATCTTTAGATAAGTGTTCCGCCGAATGGAACGAACAGGTGGATGAAGAACCTCTGGTTGCATTTGGGACAGCGTAGATACATTCCGCGGATACTGTCTTCAAGCGGTTGCTGATGCTCGCGGACCGGAATATCGCAATATGGACATTTCACACTCTCTATGGCGGGTTCCAGACGTTTTACTTCACTGAACATAACATCAATGGTCCCGTCATCCTGGATTCTCACTAGGATATTCGGGTTTTGATGCATTGATGTGATATACTCAGCGAGTTTTTGCGGGTCCATTATTTCCATTTTGACACCTGTAGAAATCGGGTGAACGATCCGGTAACGATAACTGAGAACATAATTGCTGGGATGAAATGTGCGAACCCGCACATGAATACCGACGTGATGGCAAGTGCGATAATGTACCACCAGATTGCCCTGCTGTTCCATGACCGTTCTTCCAGATCATAAAAATCGAGGAATTCCATCGTCGTGAAGAATTCGCGTTTGATGAAAATCCAGACTAACTCGATGGCGTTAACATAAGGTTCATTTGGGATTCGTACTATCATACCGGAAAACTATTTCAAAAAAAAATAATCGAATTCCCACACAGCTTGCAATATTTTTGCTATATTTCGGGTATGACAGCTTCAAAATGTATTCAACTCGTATTATATGGCCTTATTGCGGGGTATGAATTGCCACGGATGAAGGCTAAATTCTCGGCGTCAGGTAAACCGACAGTGATTTTAACCAAGCGGAGTATACCTGAGTTTCAGTGCAACCCCGGCCAGGAAATTGACAATCTTGATCTCGTGAAGCAACGAGCAAAATATTAACATTATAACAAAAATGGAATACTA